GGGGGTGATTCCATAAATTTACCATGTTAATATAATAATAAGTTTCATTTGTAATATTACTACCTATATTAGCATCAGGCAACTTAAATAATAAAACTATCTCATTAACTAAGGGATAAGAAGACATTTGAGGAAAAAATGGTTTAGCAATTCCCCCTCTATTAGAAGATTGTTTACTTAATTCAAAAAATATAGTACCTATACCATTTTCACCTCCATATTTTCTAAAATCAGGATAATTACTATTTAAAATAATATCAGTTACTCTACCTATTTGAATATCAGCTTTAAATTTATCAATTAATTGAAAAATTTGTCCTATATCATTAGACTTATTCCCCGGGGGGAGTTTTATATTAGCAGAAATTCCTCTATTAAACCCCATTATTCTTCTTTTTTAGGTGGTAATTGTAATTTATTAATTTCTGAAAGTAGTTGTTCTTTTTCTTCTTCCGAAATACCAAACCCATTATCCTCATTACCCTCGTTTGCAAATATACGTTGAAAAATAGTAGCAACTTTTATAAGTGCTTCATCATTTTTAATGCCCAATTCCATGTATTCTTTAATAAGTGGTACAATCATTGTAGCATCA